TTTCCAAAGCCAGCGTACACGAAAGCATTGGCTGGGTAGAGAAACAGAACTTAGTAACTGTTGCTTACAATAAAGGTCTTACAGGCGATGTACTGCGTGCCCTTGAATTGGACGTGCCCGCCTTTGCCGATGGCACTAAGCTCAGTGCCCTTACCCCAGCACAGGTGGAGGCTTTACATAACAAAGGGTATCTATTTCTGACCCAGTATGCAGGTAATGCAGGTACGTACTTCAATGATAGCTTTACAGCAACAGCTGCCACCAGTGATTTCGCCTACATAGAGAACAATCGTACTATAGACAAGGCTATCCGTGAGCTAAACCGTGTACTTGTGCCTAAAGTTTCAGGTCCTGCCTATATTGACCCCGATACAGGTAACCTACAAACAGCTACTGTGTCAGCTATCAATGCTCTTTGTGAAGAGCCTTTGGATGCAATGAAACGTAACGGTGAACTTAGCGGCTATAAGGTGTATATCAACCCACGCCAGCGCATTTTACAGACCTCCAAATTAGAGATAGTGCTCAAAATAGTACCTGTAGGCACTATGCGTGAGATAGAAGTATCTATTGGTTTTGCCCTTAATGTATAGCAATTTAATAACTGTTTAAAAGCACTTTAAAAATGTTAGAATTAGAACCCCTTATCAACGGAAGAGAGTATGGATGGGCAGATATCATCTGCACTATCGGGGGCGTGCCCGTTACGGGTATTGTTGCCATAAAGTATGAAGAGGAGCAAGAAAAAGAGAACGTATATGGTGCAGGTCGCCACCCCGTGAGTCGTGGGTATGGCAGAGTGAAGACTACCGCTTCTATCACTGTGCTTGCCTCAACTGTAATGGCTCTGAAATCCAAAGCCCCTAAAGGACAATTGCACCGCATTGCACCTTTCCCTATCACGGTGAACTATCAGCCCGATAATCAGCCACTGGTAACCCATATACTAAAGAATTGTGAGTTTCAAAAAACATCTTTTGAATGGAAGGAGGGCGATATGCACAAAGAAGTAGAATTACCTCTTATTGTAAGCCACGTAGTAGATAAAAGCATTTAATTATTATGGAAAAAGAAACGTTTATGTTTGTAGAAGAAAACAAAGTCCCCGAACCTGCTACTATTTGTGGGCTATCGGAAGCCGAAATACAATCCCTTAAAGAGAAACATGGCGAGTTGGTATTGGTGGAAGTAGAAGCCGACGGGCAGACTCATCAAGTGATCTTCAAAGAACCAACCTTCAAACACTTGGAAGCAATGAGCAAGATCTCCAAGACGGACGAGGTGAAAGCCGCCGAAGTGGCTTACCTGAACTATGTAGTGAGAGCTGATGAGGCTATTGTGGGGCGCGATATGCTCAAACTCAAAGCAGTAGAAGCCCTAATGCTAAGGGTACAAAAAACGAGGGCAACCGCAAAAAACTTATAGGCTCACTACAGAGTGAGCCCAGTGAGAAAGAAGAGTGGAAAGCTGAGGCACTGATTCGTGCTAACTTTGGGGTAAACCCCGAAAGTCTGCAAGCCAGTCAGTGGTGTAAACTCTATGCCCAAGCAATGTGGTTAGAGCATTGGCGTATGCAAAACCAAGCAGAGTTATTTAAGGTACTTATGGGTGGATAGTTTTACCTTTTTGGGGTAGATATTGCTATATACCAAGCAAAAGAAAAATATATGTAGGCTGATGTAGATACTAATACCTCCCACTTCGTAAAGATTCCATAGTATGGAACTTATCACAAATACTATAAAAGATAGGATATAAACAAGCCAAAATAGTGTTTTCATAGTAGTATAAGTTTAACAAGGCAAAGTTACAAAAAAGAAATGAATAATACATTTAATTATGGTATAAATTTCAATATAGCAGGAGATAATCAGGTTTCTGCTGTATTTGTGGCCTTGTTCAAAAACATGGATATACTACAGGCAGAGATTACCCAGATTAATCAGACTCTGAATACCTTTTCCGAAAATACCACTAAGGCTATAGAAGGAGTATCTAAAACAATAGAGGAAAGTACAAAACTATCCAATATAAACTTTGAGGCCTTTCTTAATCTGACTGATAGGGCAGCCTCAGCAGCAGCTAACTTATATGCTCCCGGCATAGCTCTTGAAAAGAACTTATCCGAACTCTCGGCCATTACTGGAGTTACAGGCGAAGGTCTCAAAGCTATAGAAATGGCCGCACGTGAAACTGCTAAAACCTTTGGTACTTCGGCAGTAGATAACGTGGAAGCCTATAAGATGATGCTTTCACAGCTTAGCCCAGACATCGCCAAGAATAGCGAAGCAATGAAGCTGATGGGTGAGAATGTGAATATTCTCTCCAAGCAAATGGGAGGCGATACCATAGCCGCTACTGATGTACTCAATACTTCACTGAATCAATTCGGGGTGAGTATGGAAGACCCTATCAAGGCGGCAAAGGTGATGACAGAGATGATGAATGTGATGTCCGCCGCTGCCCAAAATGGGTCGGCCGAACTCCCGCAAATCAAGCAAGCATTAGAGCAGGTGGGTATGGTAGCTAAGACTACGGGTCTATCATTTGCCGAGACCAACGCCTATATTCAGTTATTAGATCAGGCAGGTAAGAAAGGAAGTGAAGGAGGGATTGCCCTTCGTAACGTACTGACTACTCTTTCAGAGGGTCGCTTTACTTCCAAACTTGCTGCCGATGGACTTAGGGAAGCGGGGATCAGTACCGATTACTTAGCCGATAGTAGTGTGCCCTTGCACGAGCGATTGAAAACCCTGCGTAAGATACAGGGCGACACTGCCCTGATGACTAAAGTATTTGGAAAGGAGAATATGGCTGCTGCTATTGCCCTTATCAATACCGCTGATGAGGCCGAAGCGATGAGCAAAAGTATTGAGGGAACCAACTCAGCCGTAGAGCAAGCAGGGGTGATCATGGAAAGTACATCTGAAAAGAATGCGCGCCTTACCGCTCAAGTAGAAGATTTTAAGATTTCTATTTTCAACGCAACAGGAGGGGCATTCGGATACGCAGGAGCACTAAGTGATATTGTTCAACAAATGACAGGACTTGCGCCTATAGGAAGCGTCTTGATTAATACCTTTTCCTTTCTTACTAACGCACAAAAAAGGGCCGCCCTATGGACAAATATTTGTTCGGTGGCTACCAAGGGAATGGCCGTGGCACAAGGAATTCTGAACGCTATTATGAATATGAACCCTATTATGCTGGTGGTAAGTGCTATAGGGGTGCTTATAGGATATGTTACGGTAGCTATTAGCTATTTTGACTCCTTTGGCTCTACTATGCTACTCCTCTTAGGTCCTATAGGTATGCTCATTAGTGCCTTTATGATGATAAAAAGGCATTGGGATAGCATCGTCGAAGCCTTTAAGTCAGAAGGTATTTTAGCAGGTTTTAAGCGTATAGGCTTGGTGTTATTAGATGTAATAATGGCACCACTACAAAAGATATTAGGATGGGTTGCCGAGCTCACTGGTTGGGAATGGGCGGCCAATGCTTCAGGGAGTGTGGAGGAGTTTCGTAGGAATATGGACTTAGTCTCTGATGAGGAAAAGGCTAACACCCAAAAAGACGATAAGCCACAAGAAGTAACCGTAGTAGAGAATAAAGATAGCTTTGACCTTACTAAAAATAAACCTACTGTTCCCACAGTTGGGGGCGTGGCAGCTACCAAAACAATGAATAGCACGGGGGTAGGAGGTGATAAAGGCAAAAGTGAAAACAAAGTGCGCAATCTTACTATCGGAAAGATGATGGATAATTTTAATATCTATATGAATGCCGACAAAGGCTTTGACAGACAACAGCTTCTACAAGCTGTACGGGAGATACTCCTAACTGCTACCGCTGACTTTGCGGGGTCTAATGATTGACAAATATGATTGATTTTAATTTTCAACCACAGCCAGAAACAATTGCTAAAACGGTAGCCTTAAACTTGGCTTTTCGCTTTGGTATGCAAACGGGCAAGCCTTTAGAGGTTAAGAAGTTTGATGGCGAGTTTGTCACAATGAGTGACTTAGAAAATCGCCCTTGGCTTACCTCCTTGCGCATGAGTACCCATCACGAGGGCGAGCGTTATAGCCTGCTATTTCAGGAAGTGGTTATTTCTGTCACCCAAGAGCGCAATATTGTAACTACTTCCCTACAAGGGAGAGATGGTACAATTAAGGAGTACATTAGTAATGGCGACTATGGTATTACTTTGGATATAGCATTAACAGACTATGAAGGGGAGCCAGACGAGCAGACAGACGAGGAGTTTTTATTGCCAAAGCAAGACTACCCTATAAGTCGCGTAGAAACTCTTAGAAAACTGCTCACTACTCCACAAACTGTAGAGGTGGAAAGTGATTTTCTATATGCTTTTGGGATTCGTTCTGCCGTGGTGACTTCCTTCTCTTTGCAACAGGAAACACACAGCAATCGCCAGAGCGTACAGATACAAATGCTTTCCGATGAGCCTTACGAAATCAAACAAATACAACAAGACGAGTATGTTAAGATTAGTAAGTAGAATAACCATTGAGACAGGTAGCACCCGCTGGCAATTCAATTCGGTAGCCGAGTGTAACATTGTAGAAGATATGGAAAGCCTTACCGACACCTGTGAACTAAAACTGCCACGCAATATTCGCTGGCAAGGGTATATAAGTGAAAAAGGTATGCCTCCAATCAAGCGAGGCGATCGCATTACGGTAGAACTCGGTTATGATGATGACTTAAAAGTACGCTTTGCAGGTTACGTGCGTTCGGTAGATGCCAAAGTGCCTATCACCATAAAATGTGAAGATGGCATGTTTCTACTAAAAACGCTAAAAGCCGAGCCTAAAGCCTTTAAGAACGCTACCCTCAAAGAGATAGTGGAACATCTGCTCAAAGGCACAAATATTAGCTACAAACTCATTGATGATAATATACAAGTAGGAACCTGGCGTATCACCCAGCCCAACGTATCGCAAGAGTTGCAAGAGCTAAAAGACAAGGTAATGCTTAGTAGTTACTTTAGGCTTATAGACGGAGAATCGGTGTTGTACATTGGATTAGCCTACCCTATAGACAATCGCGAAAAACACCTTTTTAAGCACGGCAAAAATATCATCAGTGAGGATTTTACTTACCGCGATAAAGATGATATAAGGGTACGTGTGGAGGCACAGAGCTTTAACGCCAAGCATAAGAAACTCACCTACGAATATGGTGACAAAGACGGAGAAGTAATAAAGCTCCGCATAGATGGACTGACAGAAGAGGAACTAAAGAAGTACGCAATGCAGGCGTTGGAAAGATACAAGCAAAGTGGTTTTAAGGGCTCTTTTGAAACCTTTGGTGTACCCGAAGTAAGCAAGTGCGATATGGTGGAAATACACGCCTCCGATGGCAATAGTGGTACTTATTTAGTGAAAAAGAATGAGATTAGTTTTGGTACAAACGGCTATCGTCAAAAGATTGAATTAGGGAATGCACTATGATAAAAGATCTGATACAACAATTGGCTTATACAGGGCAGGAACTATATGTTAAGGTATGTAGAGTAACTTCTGTAGATGAGGAGGCTAAAACTGCTGATGTAAGCCCCTTAGACGGCAGCTCCCCCATTAACGATGTGTATTTAGTAGTAGATTTTGAACAAGGAGGTTTTTACCTACAACCAAAAGTAGGTTCGCTGGTATGTGTGGCTTTTATCAACAAGGAAACGGCAATAGTAGTAGGAACCTCCGAGTTGGAGAAAGTAGAATGTATCTTGGAAGGTTTTACCCTAAAGATAGAAGACGGAAAACTGCAACTTAAAAATGAGCAAGCCGATTTTAAAACCCTTTTAATAGAGCTTTTAATAGAGCTTAAAAACGCTATCATACAAACCCCTTCAGGCCCTGGCAACTTTGCCCCGCAGAACATAGCCAAGTTTGAAGAAATCAACAACAAAATAAACCAACTATGGCACTAAACAAAGAACAACTCAAACAAGGCATTATCTCCCTTCAACGGGATATGCTTACCAAAACCGAACCGAGTATGGAAGAGTATGCCGAACGCTTAGCAAGCCTTATTGATACCTTTGTCAGAAGCGGCGAGGTAACGGTGCAAGCAGGAATCACCCTACAAGCAGGAACTTATACAGGCGCCACGACCAGTACAGGAACGGGGACAATAAGCTAAGCGGTTAGTAACTCAAAATTAAAAACTTAAAAAATGGATTGGATATTAGAAGGACTTAAAGAACACATCATATCATTCTTAGGAATGGTACTCTCAGGTTTGGCAGGTTGGTTTTTTGGCCGCCCAAAGCAACAAATGGAGTTACAGACCAATGAATTAGACAATGTGGATAAAGCGGTGAAGATATACCGAGAGATGATAG